AATCGTCTTTAACGAATTCTCCCTCGGCAAGCCGATTTTTTACGAGCCGGTCCGAACCGAACCGAACCAAGCGGACTAAAGGAATATGAACTGGATCTTTGCGTACTACCAGCGCATTATGGACGGTACGGAGATCGTCGGGCGCTGGACAAGGCTGATTTACGAATATTTGGTCAAGAGTCTCGAACAGAGGCTCTTTTTTTATGACGCGAAACGTGCGAACGCGGCCATTGACTGGATCGAAACGCACTGTTTTCACGTCAAGGGTCCGCTCGCACCCGGAAACTTGAAATTAGAGCTGTGGCAGAAGGCGTTTATTTCAAGTCTGTACGGAATCGTGGACGAAAACGGCAAGCGCCAGTTTTGGGAAGCGCTACTGGTCGTTGGCCGTAAAGATGGAAAGTCGATAATGGGCTCTGCCATTGCCGATTACGAATTCAGAGTGGTCGGCGGTTATGGTGCGGAAGTTTACTGTGTCGCACCGAAACTGGACCAGGCAGACATCATCTACCTGACGACATGGCAGATGATTCAACTGGACCCGGACTATAGGGCGCTTGCCGAGTATTGCGATGAGCGGGACAGCCGTGGCACGAAGATCCACGACCAGTCGATGCTCCCGAAGAAACGGCTGTCAACGCTGTCGATTCCGGGCACGAACAGCACCATGAAGAAGATCGCGTTTGCGGCAAAGACCGCAGACGGCTTTAATCCTTCGCTGGCGCTGTGTGACGAGATTGCCGCGTGGCCCGGCGATAAAGGCCTGAGGATGTATGAAGTGCTGAAAAGCGGTATGGGCGCACGCACCGGCGACGCTCTATTGCTCAGCATGACCACATCCGGTTATGAGAATGACGGCATCTATGACGAACTGATGAAGCGCTCGACGCGGTTTCTGTTGGGCGACTCTAGCGAACAGCATCTGCTGCCGGTCATTTACATGATAGATGATGTCGACAAATGGAACGACATCAACGAACTGAAGAAGTCCATTCCACAGCTTGGGAAGTCTGTCTCGATCGACTACATACTGAACGAGATCTCGGTCGCGGAACAGTCGCTGTCCAAAAAGGCGGAGTTCCTGACGAAATACTGCAACATTAAGCAGAACTCTTCCCAGGCGTGGCTGAACACCCAGGACATCGAGAAGAACTTTTCCGGGAAGTCTCCGAAACTAGAGGACTTCCGGGAATGTTACGCGGTCGCCGGAATAGACTTGTCGCAGACTACAGACTTGACGGCAGCGGTTTTGGTCATCGAAAAAAACGGCAAACAAAACGTGTTCGCGCACTTCTGGATGCCGTCTGAAAAAATAGCAGAAGCAACCGCGCGTGACGGCGTACCGTACCAAGCGTATGTCAAGCGCGGGTTTTTGTCGTTGTCCGGCGAAGGCTTCGTGCAATACCAGGACGTGGAGAAATGGTTCACGGACCTGATTGAGATATATCGCATATATCCACTCAAGGTCGGCTTCGACCGCTACAGTGCTCAGTATCTGGTCCAGGATCTGAGCGCATACGGATTCAACATGGACGATGTCCACCAGGGCGAGAACCTGACGCCCGTAATCAACGAGGTGGACGGAATGATCCGGGAGGGCCGGTTCGACTGCGGAGACAACGATCTGCTGAAGATCCATTTGTTGAACTCCGCACTGAAATGCAACAACGAAACAAATAGAAAGCGGCTCGTGAAGATCTCACAGACCCAAAGGATCGACGGAATGGCCGCATTTCTCGATGCTATGTGTGTGCGTCAAAAGTGGTACGCGGAGATTGGAGAGCAGCTGAAGAACGAGGACTGACAAATGGGTCTTTTGGAAAAAGTCTTTGGACGAAAACAAAGAGCGTACGACGAGCTGAAGCGCAGCGAAACATTCCAGTTGCTGGACGGCTACAGGCCCGTGTTCATGAACTGGGGCGGGGAGCTGTACGAATCGGAACTAGTTAGAGCCGCAATCGACGCGAAAGCGCGTCACGCATCGAAACTGGAAATGGTCATGGCCGGGGAAGCGCAGCCGTTCTTACGGACACGCGTGAAACACGCTCCGAACGAATGGCAGACCTGGTCACAGTTCTACTATCGGACCATGACCATTCTGGAAATGCGGAACAATTGCTTTATCGTGCCGGTGCTGGACGAGTACAACCGCCAAATCGGTTATCACTCGGTCTGCGCGAAGGATTTTAATCTGGTCACGGTCGGTCCCAAAGCCGATGTGTGGATTCGGTTCACTTTCTTCAACGGAGAGCACGCCGCAATCGAACTGAGCCGGGTCGGCATCCTGACCAAGTTCCAGTACAAGAACGATCTGTTCGGCGAAAAGAACGACGCACTGGACGACACGATGGAGTTGATCGAGATCCAGCGCCAGGGCATCGAGGAAGCGGCGAAGAATTCGTCCTATTATCGCTTACTGGCCAGAGTCACGAACTTCACGAAGCAGGACGACTTGGCCAAGGAACGGCAGCGCTTCGACCGCGAGAACTTCCAGAACGGCGAAGGCAGACTGCTGTTGATGCCGAACACCTATACGGACATCCAGCAGATCAAGCAGCAGTCCTATGAGGTTGACACGGACCAGCTGAAGTTGATTCACAACAATGTGTACAACTATTTTGGCGTGAACGAGGACGTGCTGCAGAACAAAGCGGTCGGCGACGCGTGGGCAGGATTCTACGAGGGCGCGATCGAGCCGTTTGCGATCCAGTTAGCGGAAGTCATGACGAAGATGACCTTCACGCCGATGGAGCAGTCGAACGGGAACGCGTTCTACTTTACCGCGAACCGCTTGCAATACCTGAGCACGGCCGACAAGCTGAACGTTTCCACTTCGATGCTGGATCGTGGCGTCATGACACTGAACGAGGTCCGTGCGATCTGGAACCTGGAGCCGGTCGAAGGCGGAGACGAGCGCATCATTCGCGGCGAGTATTACAACGCCGGCGACAAGATTAATAATGACGAACCGGAAGAAACGCCGGCCGAAGGAGAAGAAACATGAGCATCACTCCGAACACACGAGAGTACCGTAATTTCGAGTTACGGTCCAAAAATGAAAATGAACCCGACGACAGCATGATCCTGGAAGGACGCGCTGTCGTTTTTAATTCGCCAGAGGTCATGTACGAGGACGAGAACGGAATCCAGTACAAGGAACAGGTCGACCGCGAGGCCTTCCTGGGAACGAAACTGGACGACGTGATCCTGAACATGAACCACGAAGGCCAGGCGCTCGCGAGGACGCGGAACAACACACTGCAGCTGGAACTGACAGAAGACGGTCTGAACATTACCGCTGACATGTCGAAGTCCCGCGCATCCCGTGACGCGTACGAAGCAGTCCAGAACGGCCTACTGGACAAGATGAGTTTCGCGTTCACCGTCGCTAGAGATTTCTACGACGAGAACACACATACACGGACGATCCTGGAAATTGACCGGTTATTCGACGTCAGCCTGGTCAACTTCCCGGCATACGAGCAGACATCAGTTTCTGCGCGTTCTTACTACGAGGCAAAGGCGGAGGCCGAGCATCGTGCTGCGGAGGCGGCGAAAGAGCGTGAGGAAAAGCGTGCGGCTCTGTCCGAGAGATTAAACAAACTGGAGGTCGAATAATGGAAATCAAAGACATGACCATTACCGACATCGAACAGCGCGCAGCGGAGATCCGCAACGAAATGCAGTCCGAAAACGCGAATCTGGAAGCACTGGACGAAGAAGTCCGGCAGATGGAAGAGCGCAAGGCCGTCATCAAAGCGGAAGCCGAAGAGCGTGCCCGTCAGGCCGAGCAGATCGCTATGGGCGAGCTCGGCGAAGCAAAAGAAGAATATATCGAGGAGAAGAAAAACATGTCCAACATGGAAATCCGCAAATCCCATGAGTACAACATGGCGTACGCCGAGTACATCAAGACCGGCGACGACACCGAGTGCCGCGCTCTCCTGACCGAGAACGTGTCCGGCAAAGTCCCGGTTGCCGAGTATGCCGAGAACGCCGTCCGCACTGCCTGGAACCGCGAAGGCATCATGAACCGTGTCCGCAAGACCTATCTCAAGGGCAACCTGAAGATCGGTTTCGAAGTTTCCGCTGACGGTGCCTATGTGCACACCGAAGCCGCGAACACCGCGACCACGGAAGAGTCCCTGGTGCTGGGCGTCACGAATCTCATCCCGCAGTCCATCAAGAAATGGCTGCAGATCTCTGATGAGGTCTATGACATGAAGGGCGAAGAGTTCCTGGACTACATCTACGATGAACTGACCTACAGGATCGCCAAAAAGGCTGCCGACCAGCTGGTCGCCGCTATCGTTGCGTGCACGACCGGTTCTTCCGACAACCATCCGGCGCAGGGCCAGATCACGGCCACGACCGTCACTGTCGGTCTTATCGCCCAGGCTCTGTCCGAGATCAGCGACGAAGCTGCCGATCCGGTCATCATCATGAACAAGTCCACCTGGGGCGCGTTCAAAGCCGCTCAGGCCGCCAATGGCTACGGCTATGATCCGTTCGAAGGACTGCCTGTTCTGTTCAACGACAGTCTGTCCAGCTTCAGCGCTGCCACGACCGGCGTCTGCTATGCGATCGTCGGCGACCTTGGCGTCGGTGCACAGGCCAACTATCCGAACGGCGCAGAGATCGAGATCAAGTTCGACGACAAGACCAAGATGGAATACGACCTCGTTCGTATTCTTGGCAGACAGTATGTCGGCCTTGGCGTTGTCGCCCCGAAGGCGTTCTGCAAGATCCTGCACTAAAACTCTCCTGAACCCACCGCATAGAGAGGAACAATATGAAAGTCTTTATCGCTGTACCGTCACTGGAATATGTGCCGGCATTGTTTACGCAATCGCTGGCCATGCTCAGGCGCGCAGATAACACACAGGTCGGCTTCGAGGTCGGATCGCTGGTCTATGTCGCGAGAAACAATCTCGCCGAGGCCGCAATCAAGTGCGAAGCCGACTATGTGCTGTGGCTGGACAGTGACATGGTATTCACACCTGATTTGTTGGAAAAGATGCTGAGCGTGTCGAAACAGAACGACATCGACATCCTGACAGCATTGTGTTTCCGTCGTAAGCATCCGTTCACGCCGACCATCTACGACAAGATGAACTACAAGGACGGAAAATGCTACTTCACGCAGTTTTTGTCGATACCGGAGAACTTGTTCCAGGTCGGCGGCTGCGGCATGGCCGGGTGTCTGATGGGCACAGATGTTCTGATGTCCGTCATGTCAAAGTACAACGGAAGACTATTTGATCCACTCGAAGGGATGGGCGAAGACATCAGTTTCTGCTGGCGCGCCCGTCAATGCGGTTATGACATCTGGTGTGATCCGGCCATTACGATGGGCCACGTCGGGCAGACTGTAATCACAAGATCATTCTACGAACAATACGGAGGATCTAACGATGAAAGTTAAGCTCACGCAGAACGCCCGCGTTCTGGTCCAAGCCGGAACGGAGATCGAACTGGAAGATTCCCAGGCGGCTCTGCTGGTAATGACAGGACACGCTGTGCCGGTCAAAGAGAAAACCGTCGAGCGCGCTGTTAAGACGCCGGCGGAGAAGAAAGTAAAAAAGTGAGGTATTCCCATGGCGCTGTTAGATGACGTCAAGAAAGCAGTCGCGCGAGACTACACGAACACGTTCGACAGCCAGCTGACGCTACTCATGAATGCGGCGCTGGAGGACTTACGCAGTGCAGGAGTCACGGACGCGACCGCATCCACGACATCGCCGAAAGTTATCACGGCGGTCTGCACTTACTGCAAAGCAAACTTCGGAGAAACCGACCAATACGATAACCTGAAAGCCGCGTACGATGAACAGAAGGCATCGCTGTCTATGGACGCGAACCATACGAACTACGCCTCGTACGGCGTTAAATCGTGGCTGGAGGTGCACGGATGAATGCTCTGGAGTTTGCGACCGGAGCGCTGAACTTGTACGAGCTGGGAACATACCAGGCGTACACGGGCGGCATGCCCCACGAGGTTCTGACATACCTCGGATGGACCTATTACGGGGAGCGGACGGTCACGCATACGAGACTGTACGAAGCGCGCGGCGCTGACTGCAAGATCGACAAGGTCGTCCGCATCCCGGATCGTGTAGCGGTCCAAGTCGGCTGGTATGTCGTCCTGGAGGACGGCGAGCAGTACCGCATAGATGCGCTCAGCCCGGTCATTGTTGCCTCGAACGTTCGCGCAACGGAACTGACACTGGTCAAAGTGGAGGACAGATATGACATCGCTGGAAACGAAACTGTCTAAGGTCGGTGCGGCCTTAGTGACCGAACTCGGCGAGATCGTCTACCACTACTGGAGGCCGGTCATTTCCGCACCGATGTGCATCTGGGCGGAAGACGGGGAGAACTCATTCAGATCCGATTTCCGTCAGCGTGAGCAGGGCATCACAGGCACGGTCGATTATTACACAAAGGATGAGTTCGACGCCAATGTGGACAAAGTCCAGACGGCGCTGAATTCGGTCTGTTCGAACTGGCAGATCAACTCGGTCCAGTACGAAGACGACACGAAGCTCATCCATTACGAATGGGTGTTCACGGTAATCTAAGATGGCCACTGCAAAACCGATTGGCATTGACAACTTCATCAAAGAAATGGACATCCGTGCGAACGAGTTCAAGAACATTGCCGGCAAAGCTCTATACCAGGGCGCCGGCATTGTTGCTAATCAGCTCCGAAAGAACATCGAAGAGCTGCCTGAACGTTCGCCCGGAAAAGCAAAAGATGGCCAGATGAAGCGCGGTGTCACGAAGTACCAAAAGGCAGCAATGCTGGACGGTATGGGCATTACCAAAATGCAGAACAAAGACGGCACGTTTGACATCAAGATCGGTTTCGAGGGTTATGACGGAGAAGTCACAAACGAATACCCCAAAGGACACCCAATATCTATGATTGCTCGGTCGGTCGAGTCCGGCACGAGCTGGTTACAAAAGACACCCTTCATCCGCCCGGCCTATAACAAGGCTCACACAGAAGCTGAAAGAGCGATGATGAACACGCTGGAAGAAGCCTGGACAAACCTGAAGGGTTAATCACAAGGAGACTAAACAATGGCAAACGGCAAAGTAACTACCGGGTTTTCTTACCCCTTCGTAGCGAAATACTCCGCTTCCGGTACGACGGTCACCTACAGCAGCGGCCAGGCTCTGGCACGCGGCGTGGATGTGACTCTGTCGCCCGAGAGCTCGAGTGACAACATTTTCTACGCGGACAACCGCGAGGCCGAGAATGCCGGTTCCAAGATCACGGGCTATACGCTGACGTTGACCGTTGACGGTCTGCACGAGGGTGCCGAGCGCCTGATCACCGGTCTTCCGGCGGCCGTCAACGACTGGACCGCAGTCGGCGGCGACTCTCAGGAAGTCCCGTATTGCGGTGTCGGCTGGCTGACCCGTTACATGGAAGACGGCGTCACGTCCTTCGTGCCGACGGTGTGCTCCAAGGTGCGCTTCTCCGCTATCGAGAAGGCAGCGGCCACCCAGGAAGAGGACATCGACTGGCAGACCCAGTCTCTTGAGGCGCGTGGCTTCCGTTCCGATTCTGCGGAACACGAGTTCTATGAGTTCGGCAAATCCTTCACGGTCAGCACGACCTATGTTGACGAGGAAGCGGCCGAAGCCGCGGCGCTTGTCGCTCTCAAAGCAAAACTCGGCATCTCGTAAAACGCACGAGAAGGGCTCTTTATGGGCCCTTCTCCATTTTACCCATAGGAGGACCCACCATGACCATTAACGGCAAAGAAGTGCATTTTAAAGCCACCATTCGGGCGCTCAGAGAGATTGCGAAGATGTGCCCGGACGGAGACATCAACCAGGCGGAAAAACTGTTTGACGGCGCAACCGCAGACGTTCTGGACAACTCGGTCAAGTTCGTTTCGCTATTGAGCAACGGCACGCTGACGGAAGACGATCTGTTGGATCTCGACTTCAGTGAACTGGCTGAAGTCCAGGCCGCTGCTGTCGCCGCGTTCAAAAACGACCAGAAGGGCGAGATCCACGTTGAGCCAAAAAAAGAAAAGGCCACGGAACATCAGGACGCCGCTCTACAGGCATAAGTTTTCCGTGGCTTGAGTTTTACGCCCTGCATCTGTTTCATGTATCGGTCGCCGAATACATGGAAATGACGCCGGCGGAAATATATGACCTGGTCGCGTGCTGGTCCGTGTTCAACGACCGCGCTTCCGAGGTGCCAAAAAAGAAACGCTACTCGTACGACGAAGCTCTGGAAGCATTAAAGGACTGAGATGGAAGCTGTCGGATTAAATATACAACTTAACGGCGAAGCCGATTTTACGCGGTCAATCGCAAACATCACGGCGAAGTCGAAAGAGCTCGCATCCGAACTGAAACTTGTCTCGTCCGGTTACGAGGACAACGACAAGAAGCTTGAGGTTCTTGGCAAGCAGATCAAGAACCAACAGGACTATATTGACGCGTTAAACAAAAAGTACGACTCCCAGGCAAAGCACCTGGACGAGCTCGGAAAAGAACTGGAAAACGCGAAGAAAGAATACGGCGAGAACTCAAAAGAAGTCGCGGATCTGCAGAAACAGTATGACAAGGCTGAAACGGCCCTGAGCGGCACGAAGACGCAGATCAACAAAGCGGAAACTGCGCTCAACCAGATGAACAAGGAACTGGATGAGTCGCAGCAGGAAAGCGGCGAAACCGAAAAGGCCGTCGACAAGCTGGGCGATGAAATCGAGGACACCGGCAACAAAGCCGCCTCGTTCGGAGACAAGCTGAAAAAGGGATTCGCAGCGGCGGGCAAAGCGGTAGCAGCCGTCGGTGCAGCTGCCGGTGCGGCCGTTGCAGCCATCTGGAAGATGGGAAACGAAGCGGCCGAGACTGCGGACACCATTGACAAAGGCTCCATCCGCATGGGCATCTCGACCGATTACTACCAGAAACTGGGGTACGCAGCGGAACAGTCCGGCGTGTCCATGGAAGATCTGGAAAAGGCCGCCAAGAAGCTGGAGGGCACCGATCTCGACATGGAAGACGCCATGGAACAGATCATGTCGCTGGGAACGGCCGAGGAACGGTCCGCAAAGGCGGCGGAATTGTTTGGCGAATCTGCTGCGTACAAGCTGGCTCCGCTGATCGAGCAGACCGGAGAAGAATTTGAAGGGCTGACCGAACGCGCGGAAGAACTTGGACTGGTCATGTCCGAAGAGGACGTCAAAGCCGGCGTGGTCATGGGCGACACCATGAGCGACGTCAAAAAGTCGCTGTCCATGCTGGGAACGAACATTGGCGCGACCGTCATGCCCATCATCACGAAATTGGCCAACTATCTGATCGACCACATGCCGCAGATCCAGAGCATGGTGGACAAACTGGTGCCGATCATCACGGAACTGTTTGAGAATGTGGTCCCGGTCCTGATGCAAGTCGTGGACGCGCTGCTGCCGGTCATGTCAGATCTGTTGGCGGCCATTCTTCCCAGCCTGTCAGAGTTCATTCAGTCGGTTCTGCCAATTATCGTGGAATTGATCGGACAGCTGCTGCCGATCATAACGGAAGTCATTCAGACACTGCTGCCGGTCTTCCTGGACATTCTGAACGCGATACTGCCCATCTTCATGGAGTTCGTGAGTTCATTGCTTCCGCTGATCAAACAGTTCCTGGACGCATTACTGCCGCTAATATCGACCATTATCGAGACGATTCTTCCCATCTTCGTCAGCATACTGGAAAAGATCTTCCCGTTCATCGTTTCGCTGGTCGAGAAGTTATTGCCTATACTGACGACCATTCTAAATGAGCTCGGACCGATACTGGTACCAATTCTGCAGATTATCGGGGACATCTTCGAGATCCTGGGGCCGGTGCTGGATCTGATAATGGCCGTTTTAAGCCCCATAATTGAGCTTATCGGGAAGTTATTGCCGCCGCTGATGAAACTCCTTCAGGGTGTGGCGAACATTCTAAAGGCCGTTTTAACGCCGATTATCAACGTTGTGAAGACAGCCATTTCCGGGCTGAAAGATGGCGTGATGAACTTCGGCACATCGTTCAAGAACGTCTGGAACGGTCTGAAGGACTTCTTCGGCAAGGTCGGCAGCTGGTTCAAAGAAAAGCTCGGTCAGATCGGCGGGTTCTTCTCAAATCTGTGGGAAGGCGTCAAGACCGGAGCAAAAGCCGGCCTGAACGGTCTGATCTGGTTGTTGAACAAAGCAGTGGACGGACTGAATGCGATCCTGGCGCCGTTACGGGCGGTCATCGTAGGAATCGGCAAGGTCTTCGGCGCGAATTGGGACTTCAACACGATCTCCATTCCGCACATCCCTGCGCTGGCCAAAGGCGGCATGCTGTGGGACGGCACCGCACTGGTGGGCGAAGAAGGTCCCGAACTGCTGACCATGATGAAGAACGGCGGCGCACGCGTCACTCCTTTGAACGGCGACAGTTCCGCTTTGGGAAACATCACGGACAATATCACGCTGAATATTTACGGCGCGGAGGGACAGAACGTGGAAACGCTGGCCGACATCGTCATGGACAAGATCCAGGCCGCAACCAACAGAAAGAGGGCAGCTTATGGCTACTGATAGTCAGATCATGTTCGCGGGAAACATTCTGCCATGCGTGGTGGAACGTTTCCCGGAAATCAAAAAGGCCGCGCGTAAATACAGACGCTACAGCATTCCAGGACGGAACGGAGACATTTTCTTCCAGGATGACGCGTGGGAAAACGTTTCTCAATCGTACGATGTCTATTCGGGCAGCGATACATACGGCTCACAGATCCCGTGGACGGACCTTGCCATGTATCTGTATAAGGACGGCTACCAGGAATTGTCCGACACATATGACCCGGACCATTTCCGTAAAGCTGTCTTCAACAATCAGATCCAGGTCGAGAACAGCTGGAATACCCACGGACGCGCCACGTTAGAGTTCGATTGCAGACCGGAGCGGTTTAGATATGACGGACTGCAGAAAATCTCCTATGCGAACACGGACAATAAACTAGGGACGGTAGAATACGACGATCTGAATGAAGACCTGCAGACATCTGGCATCTATCTGTCGGATTGGTATTACATTCTGACAATTCCGACCAACTCTACGGCAACGATCGGAACATTCTACAATGACGAGGACGTCGCCACCAACAGCATCTTCGCGATTCCGGCAGGAACGGAAGCGACATCGCAGACGGCAACATTTATTGCGCTGAACGGACGGAAAACTGTCGATTACACCACGACATCGACATCTATGGACGTTCTGATTCCGCCGGAATTCCTGGAAGGCATACCGGAAGCAATCATCAATGGCGTTGGTGTAGGTACGGCCGGAACGCTGAACAATCCGTACATGCCGGCGCACCCGACGCTGGTGCTGAAAAGATTAACATATCACGCCGGCGAAATCGTTGCCGCGCACATTAACGGTCGTGGCGTATACATCAACGGCGGACCACTTGGTGGGCCGTATTACTATTTTGTCGATACGGAAAACTGGAGCATTACACGCACATATACAACTTCCCTTGACAGTGCGATCGTTCCTGCGCCAGAGGCCAAGATCGACCCAGGTATGCAGCTGGACCATGGCGTGAATCAGATCTACACGTCCACGCAGTACGAAATGACACTGGTGCCAAATTGGTGGGAGCTATAAGCCATGAAACAGATCCCACAGATTTACGAAGCAAACAAAACAGCAATCGACGGTTACGCACTCGGTTCGCTGCCGGACGCGCTGGACTGCAAGGTCACGGAAGAACGCAACGGAGAGTTCTACTGCGAGTTATCGTACCCCGCGCACGGCTTCAATGCGGATCTACTCAAAGTCGGACGCATTCTGGCCGTGAAGCCGAATATGTACGGCAACACGCAGGGCTTCAGAATCCAAGAGATCGTAAAAAGCCTGGACGGGCGCATGGACATCACGGCGTACCACGTCAGCTACGATCTGTCGAACGTGATCGTTATGCCTTTTACGGCAGCGAACATTACAATGGCGCGTCTCGGCCTGAAGACGAATGCAAAACCGACACCATCGTTCAATTTCAAAACAGATGTAACTACCGCAGGGACGTTTACTGTTACGGAGCCGACACCGCTTCGCAATCTATTGGTTGGGCAAGAAGGCTCGATGGTCGATGTATATGGCGGAGAACTCCTGTTCGATAATTGGGATGTTTGGCTTCTTTCTTCAAGAGGCAAGTCCAGGAACGTGCAGATCGCATATGGAAAGAACCTGAGCGGCTTTAAAGAGACGGACCAGATCGCGAAGTATGACGCCGTCGTGCCGTTTGCGGTCTATAACGAAACGACGTACTACATCACGAGCACGGCCGTCTGTGCTACGGCTCCGGTCGTTTACGCGAACGGGACCGGCTCCATGTACGGCTTCCCGAAGGCGATCGCGCTGGATCTGTCGGAAAATTATTCAGACACCGCGCCGACAGATGCCGGTCTGTATGCGGACGCACAGGCATACATTCGCAGAAACACCACGCTCCCGACGGCAAATATGTCCACGGAATACGCGGATTTGGCCAAGATTTTGGGCAATACCGAGCGCGTGGAGCTATGTGACACGGTCAACATCACTGTCACGCCATACAACGTGTTCAACCTGACGTCAAAAGTCATTTCCGTGACATATGATGTTTTGTTGGACGAGAATTCCAAAGTACAAGTCGGCGACCGGAAGATCACTCTTGCCGACACACTTGCAGAACTTACGAGAGGCACAACATGAGCATCGAAATGATCACAGCTATTGGAGCGTTCCTGGTTGGGGCGGCATCCGTACTGAGCGCAATTCTACTGAACCGCAAGACACAGGCGCTGTTGGAATACCGTCTAGGAGAGGTCGAGCGGAAGCTTGACATCCATAATGGGTACAGTCAAAAGTTCGCTGAAACGACAGATAGCCTGGCATCAATGAAGACCGACATAGCTGTAATCAAGACGAAGCTAGAGTACATCGCGAAAGAGGCAGAAAAATGAGCATCCCACGCGGAACTACACCGACACTGACACTGACGTTCACGGAATCCGGTCTCAATCTGATGCAAGCCACGAACGTGTACGTCACGATCCGGTTCGGCATGCAGCAGATTACGAAGACCGGAGAAGATCTGACGATCCAGCCAAAGAGCATCGCACTGTATCTGACCCAGGAAGAGACGCTTCAGTTCCCGGAAGGCAACATCTACATTCAGGCGAACTGGACCGCTGCCGGTGGTAAACGGTGCGCTTCCGAAATCGTAGCGCAGCCGTTCTCGCAGCAATTATTGAATGAGGTGCTTGCATGATCACTGTACCGATGAGGGTGGCGACATCAAATCAAACCGTACCGATGATTGCCGCTGCATCGGATTATGAGCTGGCGGCAGAGCTCGGTGCGTCGCTCGGAATGGATTTGCAGTCTGGCAGCGCTGATCCGTCACTGGAAACAGTCGAATACCAACCGGCCCAGGGTTATGGCGGTTTTAGCAATTTCACTGTGAACGCAATGCCGGCCGGCGCATTAAAGAACCGGACCGACACCGGCGTGAATCCAACGCTAAATTACAACCAGAACACGCGCGTTGTCACGGCCGAGATCGGCGGCGGCTTTACCTGGAGTCCCATAGATACGCCCGGTTACATTCCGGCGGGAGCTACGATTACGCACTCGATCGTCGGTTCGAACACGATCGAGATACCGAAAGATCCGTGGCCGTATCTAGGAGACGAAGCGGAGTTTGTCGAGGAAATCTACCCGAAGACGAGCGTTCTGTTGAAAAACACCTTGTTCAACGGATGGACGCCATCGACCACGGCAAAGACCATCGTATCTTCGTCTACATTGTCTTCAAAAGCGTTCACCGCCGACTTCACGCAGTATGAGTATCTGCTCCGTTGGCGGTGGTCGGTCGATGTGGCTTATGCTTCGGGCGCAACGCTCAAGGTGCAGATCTACAGACCGTGTGGCGAAGTGTGGCAAATCGCGTGCAAGCGCCCGTCTACGTTGGCCAACATCGGCTCGAAGAACTTCAACGGCAACGCGTGCTTGACGTACTATACTGCGGCGCTGTTGGCGTACTACAACTCAAGCGGCGGTCTGGCCTACACCTGGTCGACTTCCTATGGCTTGTACGCATCCGTAACCGCTTGCACTTTCGCTTCGTCCACGGCTAACAGTACCACGGTCACACCGAAGACTCCGACATGGAACGCTCGATGCTCGACGACCTATATGTCAACGACCAGGGCAGCGGAACTGGACCAGAACAACACCGCGCTTATTATGCGTGGAGAGCTTTGGCGCATCAAGAAGAAGGGCACGGTCCGGGAAATGCTGGAGAACTGCTGCGACATTTACAACGATCACTTGAACCCATAACACATAGGAGAAAAGCATGTTAATCATCCAGGAAGAAAGAAAAGAAAAAGTCGTATTCACGAACATTACGATCACGCGCGGCGACGCAGCCACGTTATCGCTCCCGATCTATGAATACGACGCAAACGGAAACAAACAGGCTCACTCGATCGCGTCCGGCGAATCGTACGCCATTCAGGTCCGCGAGGCTCCGATCACGGGTTCGGGAACGGCTCCGGCAATCAAGATCAACGGCTCCGTGACGTCCACTGTCGGTCAGACCGCAGTTACTTGGAACATCTCCAGCTCGGACACGGAACTGTCTGTTGGACGTTATTATTGGGACGCGCAGTGCACGGTCGGTGGCAAGAATTATACGTTCTACCAGGGATGGTTCTACATCTTCCAGGAAGCGACCGTAACAACGTAACCATCTTAGGAGGGAACTATGCCCAACTTTATCGAATTATCAGGCGGTACCATAGTCCAGACCGGGAGTCTGTCCGGCGGCGTCATTTCAGACAGCACATTGCTGACCGGTTCGGGCGCGTACCCGATCGGTTCCGGTGGCGGTGGTTCTTCAAACTTGCAGACGAAATCGGCAACTGTCTCTTCGGTGCATGGCTCGGCTACAACCGCCACGATTACTCCCGACCCAGGCTATGACGGAATGGACGAAGTTGACTTGACCATTTCTCCGGTGGCTGACGGATCGGTTGTTGTCGATAACTACACATACAACAACTCAAGCCCGTTCTCGTTCAACGCTTCAACTGGCAAGATTACCTCTGCCACGCTCTATCAGAACTATGTGCTTGATGCGACAGTAACGCCGGGTTATGTTTCCTCGGCTACGAAGGGCGAACTGACGGTCTATCTGCACAAAGAGCAACAGTTAGATACCGTTGGGGCAACCACCTATTATCCGTCAACTACCGACCAAACGATTGCAACGCAGAAGTATCTTACTGGCGCACAGACCATCAAGGGCGTGACATATACCAATTTGACCGCATCTAATATCGTTAGCGGAGTGACGGTTATGATAGGGGACTCCGCAGACCCTGATCGCATAGTTTCCGTAACTGGAACGGCACAAGTAGGAGGTGATGTTTGGGTGGAACAAACAATCGCAACTGACGGAGCAGTATCACAAGCTCTTGACCCTTATACTTTGTATCATTTTACTGGCAACTTGACATCGTTGACGATTACCTTGACCGCTCCGAGTGCCGGACAGATTGCTCATTATCATTTCGACTTCTTGAGCGGTTCGACCGCACCGACACTCACGATGCCCGTCACAGTTACGATGCCGGACAGTTTTGCGGTCGAGGCTTCGAAGCGGTACGAGGTGGATGTGCTTAACAACTTCGGGACGGTGGTAGAATGGGCGAACTGATTAGGCGCAGGGGAATGTGCAAAGTAGGCGGTGGGGAAGACCCGAATGACGGCTACTACGGAAATAACCTGGTTGTGCGACTTGACGGCATCAAAAACACAAGGCAAGGGCATCAGAGTGCGCTGACAAATTGGGAGAACCTAATTTCGTCCACCTATGACTTTGCGCTGACAAACCCAACGGTGAACGCAGACTCGGTCTATTTCCCGGCAAGTTGCGGTGCAATATGTGAAGATGCGTTGACTATGCCGACAAATTACACCATAGAGGTTTACTTTTCACTCGGAACCGAACAAGCATATATCGCAAACGACTCCGTACTCGTTGAAATGATGAAATCAAACCAGTACGGCATCATGGTTTATTACAAATGGAACTCGTTCTATTGCTACCCGAACAACGGCATAGCGTTAACGGCTTCAAATCTCACAAAAGACCAAAAGTATGGCGTGTCTCTCGTGAAGAACGGATCAAATGCGACCGTCTATGTGAACGGAACGCAATACGCTCAAAAGGGGGCATCCAATTCTTCGCAAAGCATCGTCAAAACGAGATTGAGTGGAAAACTAAATAATGTTGCATATTCCGCAAATATGCTTCCGACAATTTATTCCGTCAGAGTGTATACGGATGCGCTTTCCGCAAGCACGGTGTTGTCGAACTATAACAATGATGTAGCGAGGTTTTCATGATTATGTATGGCAAACTGACTTTAGGCTCACTTACGATAGCACCAAGTAAACTAATAATCGTTGGCAACCAAGTGTGGAACGCTCCGTCCGAGGAATACCTCGCACAAGGTTGGAAACCCGTCCGTTTTACCGATGCGCCCGAAGCACCCGAAGGGTACTACTACGAAAGCGGATGGTCGGAAACCGAGGACGAGATCGTGCAGACCTGGACACAAAAGCCTCTGCCCGATGAGGTGGACGAGTCCGAGGCGTGGAACATTCTGTTCGGGGAGGGATGAAATGGTAGCAAGAGAAAAACTCGCACGAATGAAGCAACTTCTCTATAAAGCATCCGCATCCCTTGACGATGCAGATGCCCTCGAAGCGGTCGAACTGTTCCCTTTGTGGGCGGTCAATGTGGACTACACCAAAGACGAGCGCATCCGCTATGACGGCATTCTGTATCGGTGCGAACAGAGCCATACAAGCCAAGCCGATTGGACACCCGACATGACCAAGAACTTGTGGACGGCGGTTGCAGAACCTGGCACAATCCCCGTTTGGGTTCAGCCTACTGGAGCGCAAGATGCGTATCGGCTGAATGACAAGGTGCATTACCCGACCGAGAATGACCCCGTGTACATTTCGGTGATTGACTATAACACCTATGAGCCGACCGTCTATGGTTGGGATTTGTATTCGAGCAAATAAGGAGGCTGACTATGGCATTCAAACTCTCTAACCGTTGCTATGACATTTTGAAATATTTATGCCTCATCGTGATCCCGGCGGTCACTACTTTGTTCGTGACCCTCGACTCCATCTTCGGTTGGGGCTATGGCGACATCGTTGCGAAAGTCTCGGCAGCCGTCTGTGTCTGCATCGGCGGTCTTATCGGCATCTCCACCGCACAGTACAATCGGCTTCAGTAATGCCACCAATTATGTCATTTTTTGGGGACAACATAGTCATTTTGGGGGAATTAAATGGCAACTACCATTGAAAGAGCCGTGTGGCTAATGAAAGCGATCGCAGACGGAAACTACGGCTACTCACAACCCAACAGATGGGGTGAATATGGCAAAGAGCCGTCCGACTTCGATTGCTCAAGTGTGAACACCTATTGTTGGCAGAGTGCGGGAGTTCCCGTCCGTGATGCCGGAGCTTCGACAACGAGCAATATGTACAAGCCGTACATCAAGTGCGGATTCACCGATGTGACCGCACTGATTGACCTCACCACGGGCAAAGGACTCCGTGAGGGGGATGTGCTTCTCTACCCATACGATGGGAAGAGAGGTCATGTTGAGATGATGATTGCTCCGAACATCATCTGCGGTGCGAGAAGGGATGAGAACGGACTCGATGGTTATGAGCCAGGAGTCCAGCCAGGCGATCAAACGGGACACGAGATCGAATACTCCGAATACTACAACTTCCCTTGGAAGTATGTACTACGCTACACAGCAGAAGGCGGAGAGGCGGACCGCTTTGAGGCAACGCTGACGTCGAGCAAGAAGGAGATCCACTGGTCTACAGGAGCCGGTCCGAAGACGCGCTGGTGCCCGTACGTGGAAGTGACGCGAAAAGAACTCGGATTTGTTCCGAAAACCATCTGCGTCCAGAGTACCAAAGAGCCTTTGGACAACGCGCAGTGGATGAGAGGCCTCTCGCACATGTACTGCACGAACCACGAGAACGACGCAAAGGCCGGCATTGCGGTCGGCAAGACGGCTTCTTTCTTCAACCCGGACGCGGACACGATCCGCATACCGGTGTGGACGGCGGAAGCGAGATATTACGTCCGTATTTTCGCATAAAAAGAACAAGCTGGAGTTTACAAGGTCTCCGGCCTGTTCATGGTTCCTCCTTTCTTGGTTCGGGCGCCGTCATAGATTGGTGGGGCTATGGCGGCGCTTGTGGCTCCAAAAAAATGCGTGCAAATTAGCACCAATTTTAGCACCAAAATTAGCACCAAAATATCGAAACCATTTGCATTCATTTTCTCTGCAAATGTGCAATTTTTGCAGTGTTTAAGCCAAAAATGCACACCATTGACAACCAGTGATAATTGCCATAAACTCCTTGCCAAGGAGAAGGTCGCGGGTTCGATTCCCGTCTCGCGCTTTGGCTTAAATACAAGGAAAACGGACCCTTTCGGGGGTCCGTTTTTTTGCGTTTAGCACCACGATTTAGCACCAAAATCAAATTATCTGTTTACCGTAATCGAGAAGCAGGGACTCGTGCATGGTCTCTCGCAGGTGTGCGTAGTGGTGTTCCATCGTGTTCACGCTGTTGCCCATGACCTCAGAAATCAACTTACTTTTGGCTCCGTTCATCAGATTGTTGGTTGCGAATGAGTGCCGGATGTCATAAAGTCGAATGTAGGGTAACTGCACTGCGTGTGAAGCGTTAAAACGGCCCAAAATGGCACGGAACTGTCCGCTTAGTACATCGGGCCGTAAAGGTGTCAAATCGCTTGTAACGAACATTTCCGGACGCATACAGTTCACTTTGCGCTTGTCGGTCAGATACTGGCGCAATACCGCCGCCACTTCAGGCGGAAGCTGGATCGTTCTGTGCGACCGTTCCGTCTTCATCTCCGTCACGTTCCCGTGATTATTCATTCCACGATGCAGCACGATGCTGTTGTTCGGCTTCAGATCTGTCGTCAGTAGTCCACAGATTTCACCAGGGCGCATTCCGGTCGAGCAGGCCAGCAAGAGCGGCGCGTAGTAGTGCGAGTCGCTGCAGAACTCCAGAAACGCGCGGATCTGCGACTGATCCCAGGTCGGATGCACGACCGGCTTCACTTTACATCTCGGTATGTACTCAGATGGCGAGACCTCGATGATCCGCAGCACATCCCGACAAAACCGGAAGATCATGTTGACCAGGCTGAGACATTTGTTGACCGTCTCAGGTGCGTAATCGGCTTCCATCGTGATCCGCCAGCGCATCACATCCGTCGGCGTGATTCGCTCAACTTCCATAGGAGCGAGTGTCTTACAATAATGCTTCCAGTTATACTTGTAGGCATTCAGCGTCCGCTCCGCCACGTTCTTCCTGACCGTTTCCATCCACAGATCATACGCGGCCTGCATGCTCAGCTTCGTGGCCGTCTGAAGACCGCGCTCGATCCGTTTCATCAGCTGGATCTCGAGCTTCTTCGCTTCGGACCGTTTCGTGACCGTCTTCGAATATAACTTCTTACCCGTTGCCGGGTTCCAGACCGAGGCCCGGAACCCGTTGCCGTTTTTAACTATTGACATTACTTTTCCTCGATGCGGCTTTTCAGAATTGTCAGAACGATTTCCTGAACATCATCAGGGACCTGGCGGAACATAGATACCAAATTCACTTCTCGCGCTGTCAACACTTCACTTTCTTTAGCCAAGTCGTCCAACGTGCACCCGAGCACTTCGCAGATTTTTAAAACATCTCTCATCTTCGGGACTCTTGTATCGTTCTCCCACTTGCAGACCGCCTGGGAAGTCACACCAATGCGGTCTCCGAGCTCTTTCTGTGTAAGGCCGCTGGCTTTTCTAAAATCTCTCAAATTAGCTCCAAATCTCATAGCAGCCTCCTTTCTACGGCACATTATAAACCAAATGTGGCAGAAAGTAAATATTTTTATTAAAAACTCTTGACAAACTGTCTAACGTGAGTAAAATGGTCAGTGTGACAGGGCGTCACATTTTACGCATTATAACTTGTACAAAAAGTATGATTATGATTTTTTTATAAAATCTCTATAAATGTACTTGAAATGGTGCAGGGCCGTGTGTAAAATCAAATCATCGAACATGCGTTCGGTTAAAGAGAGGAGGAAACTGATGGAAGACTCGCAAAAGACCATCTCTGAATGGCGCAAAGAGAGAGGAATCAGCCGTGAAGCGCTGGCAGCAGCATGCAATGTGTCCGTTCCGACGATCTATAATTGGGAGAGGAATCCCGGGATGATTCGGATTGATTACTGCTACAAGATCGCAGCCGAACTCGGCGTGGAGCTCAAGCAAATTCATTTTTGCGAATGAGCTCTTTCCTCTCCTTTTTTGCGCCCAAAAATGTGGCAATATGTCACAAAACAAGGACAAAAACATGGACAAAACGACACCCACAACAGACCGATGGCTGACCGTATCGGAACTGGCCGCGGAACTGAAAATCTCCCAGGCAACGATCCGGCGGCGCATCAAAGACGGAACCATCAAGGCACTGAAACTGTTCGGGATCGTACGCATCCCAATGTCGCAGTTTTACGAAACGAACTAGCCAAGAACGGAGAAACAAAATGGAATACACAGGCGAATACACAGAAATGACGAGCAAGAAGTACGGCAAGGTTCACATCCTGAAGTACCAGAGCAAGCAGCCTAATCCGTATTGCGAATGTTCTATGTGTGGTCAGTACATCAAGCGCACGATGTATGTCGTTCAAGACGAGAACGACATCGAGGTCGAATACCTCGGAAGCGAATGTGTAAAGCATTTCAGATGAACAAACCAAAACGAACAGGAGGAACCCCATGAAAAAAACCCAAACGAACAAGATCATGGCCCACATGGTGTTAATGGGTCCGATCACGCAAAAGGACGCGATCGAGCGGTACGGCTGCTATAGGTTGGCGGCGCGGATCTCTGACATCGAGAAGCTAGGAATACCGATCTCGCGCCGAAACGTCAAAGTGCCGACCCAGTACGGGAAGACGACCGTCACCGAATACTTCCTGGAGCCGGACCAGTACATCCACTGCATCAACCTGATGGCAGCGTCGGAGGTGTCGTCATGAAGAAAGCACTACTAATTGCAGCGGCCATCATCGCCATCATTTACGCTACCTTCATCATCGTGAACGATGCCCGTACCCACCAGGGCGCGTTCATGACAACGGCACAGTACCGGGAAGCGGTAGCGGAGATCCACAAATGACTATCTTCGACGAAATGAACACCACCATCGAGCGGTTTTTCGGTCCGCTCACGAACTGGAACCTAACAGGAGGGAATTACATGACAGAGAAACAGTACAACGATCTACCGGCGGTCCGGCGTTCGGATCTGCTGAAACTACGCAAGAGTCCGTTCCATTACAAGTGGGCGAAACAGCACCCGGACGAACCCACAACGGCACAGATCTTCGGCGCGGCATGTCACAAGTTCGTACTGGAACAGGACGAATTCGACGCAGAGTACGCGGTCGCGCCACTAGTAGATAAACGTACGAAAGTCGGAAAAGAAGAATGGGCCGCGTTCGTGACCGAGAATGAAAACAAATCGGTCATCAGCCGGGACGATTACGACCAGATCTTCGACATGAAGATTCAACTGATGCAACACGAAGAAGCGGTCGAATTACTGCACGGCGAGCACGAGAAGACGTACACCTGGACGGACACGGAAACCGGCGAGGAATGCAAGATCCGGCTGGACTGTTTGACGGAATGGCGCGGTCGTCCGGTCATTGTCGATTACAAGACCGTCAGTAGCTGTGAGGATGGCGTGTTCGACCGCGAGTGCCGGAAGTACGGCTATAAGATCCAAGCGGGCATGTACACGGAAGGGTTGGCCATGGCCACCAACTTCGCTGTCGATGCCGGCTTCATGTTCGTCTGCCAGGAGAAAACGCCGCCGTACGCCGTCAGGGTGTACGAATGCGATCCGGGCTTCATCTCCCAGGGAAACCGCCAGTTCCACGAGCTATTGAGATACTGCCACCAGTGCAAGGAAACGGACACTTGGCCCGGGTACAGTAACGGTTATCTGACCGCAGACGAATGGGAAGAGGTGGCGGAAGAATGAGCTGGATCGTTGCCAAAATAGATGACGCAGAGGTTTTCGAACACATGCCGACCGAAGTCACGCGCTGCCGGGAGTGCAAATACTACCAGGCCAAGTGCTGCACCCGATTCGGAAAGCAAGAACACCCAGGCAGGAACCCGTACGATTTCTGCTCCAGGGGCGAAAGGAGAAACGAAGAATGATACCCACCTTTATGAAGATCATCGACCCTAACTTTATCAACGCAGAGCTGATCGGCGAGCCGGGCGCGTACATCGTCGTGACCATCAAGGACATCGACTACAGGGAAGCGTTCAACAAAAAAACGAACCAGTCCGAAATGCGCCAGGCACTAATATTCGAAGGCGACACCAAGCCGCTGCTGTTGAACAAGACCAACGCCAAGACGTTGAAGCGGCTATTTAGCCCGAACGAGGACAAGCCCGAAAACTGCGTCGGACACGAGATCGAACTGTATGTCGAGCGCACCAAGGTTGGACGCGAAATGACCACCGGCATCCGCATCAGGGAACATGCCGGAATCAAATGCGAAGAGTGCGGTGCCGAAATCAGACCGCAGTCCGGCAAGACTTCAGCTGAGATCGCGGAGATCGCGAAACGGAACACCGGCAAGGTGCTGTGTGTGCAGTGTATGCGGAAATATGCAGAACAATCCAAAGGAGAGAACGAATGAACATCGTAATGCTGATTGGTCGTCTGACCAGAGATCCAGAAATCAAGGAAGCAACCACGACCAAGGTGGCGTCGTACACACTTGCCGTAGAACGCCGAAAAAAGGCCGAAAACGGCGAGAACGAAGCCGACTTCATAAACTGTAAGGCTTTCGGCAAAAGCGCCGATTTCGCCCAAAATTGGCTTCATAAAGGCACGAAGATCGCGCTGCGGGGACACATCCAAACCGGCAAGTACACGAACAAAGACGGCGTGACAGTTTACACCACGGACGTGATCGTAGACGACCAGGAATTCGCCGAGTCCAAAGCGGCGGCCGAACAAAGCTCCGTCCAGACCGGCAAGTCCGCCAAGACTGACAACTTCTTAGACATCATCCCTGACGCGCTCCAGGACGAAGGGCTGCCGTTCAAATGATGGTCTATTTTACGGTACCGGGAGATCCGCGCGGAAAAGAACGACCAAGGTTCTCCCGGTACAACGGGCGCGTTTATACACCGGACCGGACCATTGCCTATCAGCAGTTCGTCAGGGAGCAGTACAGAACGATGGCGCATGGGTTACGGTTCGAAGACGACGAAGAACTGGTGGTGTATATTGCCGCGAATTTTAAGATTCCGCAACGGGTCCCGAAACTTAAACTGGAGCAGTATATGGACGGAACCATTAGACCGAAGCGCGTCCCGGACTGCGACAATATCGCGAAAATCATTCTGGACTCACTGCAGCCGGACAAGAAGCACCCAGAACCTGCAGCGTTCAACGACGACAAACAGGTCGTGAAGCTGGTGGTAGAGAAGTTCTACGCGCCGGAACCGTTCGTGGCCGTGTTCATCGCATCCAGGGCAGATTACGAAGCGTACGGCTTCCCGGAGGACTCAAATGGCAGGATGGATTAAACAATGGGAAGTTCCCGAGGGCCACTGGCTCAATGAAGATCTGAGGTACATCGGCGCCTGGTACGGCCTGATCCAGATGGCCGAGCCGAAGAACAAGAAGATCGTCCGGTTCGGCAACATGATCGAGGCCAAACGCGGCAGCGTGTACACATCCATCTCGGAACTGGCCAAGAAATGGAACGTTTCCAGATGGTGGGTGCGTCATTTTCTCGAAATGCTTGAGGCTGATGAAATGATAGACCGACAGCAGACCGACACACGATTGACCACCATAATTGTCCGTAATTACGCCAAATATCAGGACAAGCCGAACAACAGACCGACAGGTGACCGACAGGTCATTGAACAGGACATTGTACAGGAGACCGACAGATCATTTGCCAGCAGACCGACAGGAGAAGCCACTTTCTTCCTAACTAATACAGAAGGTAAAGAAGGTATAGAAGGTACAGAAGGAGAGAGGACGCGTTTCAAACCACCAACACTTGAGGCTGTTCTGAAGTACATTTCAGATCAGCATTACGCTCTGGATGGCAGGCGATTCTATGAGTATTACCAAGCCCGTGCCTGGAAGGACATCAAAGACTGGAAGGCAGCCATCAGGGCGTGGGTGGCAAGAGACCAAAAAACCAAACCGAAAGCGAAGAAGTTCGACAACTTCGAACCAAGACCGGAAGGGGATCTCATGGACGAGTACATCAAACAACTGGAGGCACGATATGGTTGAAAAGCTGATCACGTGGTCCGTCGTGCTGATCGTCGCGATCGTGGCCGTGCTGGTATGGAATGAGGTGAGGGCATGACGGTTTACAGGATCGACTGCCGGAAGTGCACCAACAAGGTATACTCCGCCAAATATGACGCCTTCTATTGCCGCCCGGCTGTCGAGGGCCGGAAGTGGCTTTACATCGAGGACGGACACGCTGGGACAAAAGAAGACCCAGACCCGATATGCTGCGACGAGTACACCACAGAGCAGATGCAGATTGTTTTTAGAACAAACCCGGATGAGGTGAGAGCATGAGAGATCTAACAGAGCTGAACAAGCTGGAGGAGTACCTGAAGGCGCGCGGCATGAGATACGAGCGCTTTGACAACAACGACGAAACAGTCGGCGCGCGTGACGGTATTATTTATAAGTTCGATCTACACCAGATAATTGTCCCGGACTCCGGATCAGAAGCAAAATGGGACGCAATCTGCCAGCGCGGATCGTACGGAGCAGAAGAGGGGCTTCTCGAGATCTACGGGGTGATCGTGCCGGAGTCCGCCGGTGACAGCGTTGAGGGCTTTTTAACGGCGCAGGATGTGATCGAGCGCATTGAGCAAGTATACGGGAAGGAGGAAACATGAAGAAGATGAGTGACGATTTAATCAGCCGTGAAGCACTCCGTCGTCGAATGTATCATGACTCTTTCGAGACCGATAACGGTATGCAGAAATGGGACTCCGGGCTCTGGATCAGATACAAGATCTTCGAGAACGCGATCGAGGAAGCACAGGCCGCCGATGTGGTGGACAAAGAACTATATGACAGACTGCTTAAAAACTCGATCATCATTTCCGAGGCTTTGAACAAGTATCAGACCGCCGATGTTGTGGAAGTGGTTAGGTGCAAGGACTGCGTGTATAGAGGACGCGAAGAACCGGGGATGGTGTACTGCCCGAATACGGTGGGTGGATGGGTAGCGAATAATTGGTTCTGCAAAGGTGGAAGGAGCGAAGATGCCTGACATTTTAATTCAGTTAAAAAATGGAGAATGTCCTGTTTGTGGTAAGCATAAGGTTATTGAGTTGGCAGATGAATACATACGTGGTTTAAGGTTCAAGGTTTTTAGATGCACAAATTGTCAGTTGCCCGCTTATCACATTCCGATTTATGGGAAAAGGGACGAAAGGAGAGAAGATGGCTGACTATACAGAATACATCCTCCGTGTAAGTGGTATTCCGGGAAAGATAAATATAAAACTTTTGGCAGATTTGGTTCGGTGTAGGGACTGTGTTTACTACAACGAGCAAGAGATGAAGTGCAATGACACACACGGTTTCGACCGCTACTGGGAACCGACCGATTTCTGCTCTTACGGCGAAAGGAGGGATGATGGCGAAATACATTGAACTTGCACCGCAATTAGTTAGGCTTTATCGCCTTAATTTGGATTGCAAAGAAGTAATTAAGGAGTTTCTTCTGACCGCACCGACTATTGAAATTGTGCGGTGTAAGTACTGCGTACACCATAAAAACGCACCCCAAACGACGGACGTATGGTGCGAGAGGTTGGACGGCTTGTTGCCGGAAGATTGGTTCTGTGCTGACGGCGAAAGGAGAGAAGATGAGTGACGATTTAATCAGCCGACAGGCGGTGATTGACCTAATGACAAAGGAGATTTCCGAAAGAATTATTCAATTCCTCGAAGAAAATTACGAGATCATTCCAAAAAAGCCTGTAGTGCGGTGTAAGGATTGTAAATACTTCGCTTGGTTTGATGACGAGAAAGTGGATAGGTGGTGTGGCATTTGGGCTAACAAGACGAGCGAGGACTGCTTCTGCTCCTACGGCGAAAGGAGGAAAACATGATAGGGAATAAGGGCCCATACAAGATTAGAGTAATAACAACGAATGGCGAGCAATTTTCTTTTCTGGACGTAGCCTTCTACACATGGGAGGATGACGTGTTCCTGGTTATGGACCACAAAGAGAAGCCAAAGCGGACCGTGTTCGTCTTGAAAAATGTTAATTGTTTCGAAATCACGGAAAGGAGAGAACCGTGAAAACTGTTCTGACAATCGTTCTATTAGCACTCGGTTTACTAATGGTTTTCGCTTACGTTGCGTTTACAATCGCGTGCTGTGTGATTTCCGGGCGCGAATCCAGGAGGGAAGAACATGACAATCAAAATGCTGATTAACTTACTAATCGCCGCATTATTTTTGGTAATCGGAATCGCCATCGGGGAGATTATCTCACATCTGATGTTCCGGGCCTCAATGCGTGAGGTTTTCGGAGATCTGTGGACGGAGGAAGATGAAGATGAGGACTAAAGCATGCGATATGCCGGCGAAACCAGTAGCGGACGCGTACGACAATATTGTCAACGCGATCTTTACACAAGCGTACGAAGACCTGGTGTTCGCACTCCAGCAAGAAGCACGGAACCGGCGCAAGCTACAGTACGGGCATTTGCCAATAGGCGTGTATCGTAACACTATCGCAATCGTCAGGCGTTATCGAGCAGACGCCGAACAGCTAGAGGACTGGTTCAGGACCGTTCTGCCGAACTGGAGGGACATCAACCCGGAGATCTTTATCCGCAAAGCACACTCGGAGGTCGACAATGGAATTCAGTATTGTCATCCCTGCACATAACTCGGAATCGTTTATCTGGAAGGCGTTAGAGTCGGTCTATTCGCAGAGCTATGACCCGAACCAGTACGAGATCATCGTGGTGTGCGACAAATGCAATGACGCGACACGGGACGTTGCGAAGATCTATACGAACAAGATCATCGAAACGAACTTTGGCCGTGACGGTCTAGCGCGCCAGGCCGGAACCGACATCGCGACCGGCGACTGGCTGTTGTTCATGGACGATGACGATTGGTGGCTGCACGAATACGTTCTGCAGACATTACACGACCAGATCGACGGAACGTTCAATCTGCTTTTGTTCGGATTCGTATGGAAGAGCATGGGCAACATCGACCCGATCCGAATCATGCCGGATGGCCGGCAAGTGTACTGGCCGAATGTGTGGAGCAAAATGCACGATCTGAACTGGTTGCGGAAAGTCGGCGTACGATGGACCGACCAGCGGATGACTTCGGATCTAAGGTTTACACGCGACGAATTCCGTGAAGCGCCGGCCCTGAAGGTGCTGCACCAACCGTTGTACTATTACAACTACATGCGGATCGGTTCGCAAACGGAGGTCGCACGAAATGAAGGCTAAAGAATACCTGAGCCAAGCATTACGCCTGAAGAGACGATATCAGAACGCGCTGGAAGAACTGGAGTACATACGGAACATGGCCAGCGGCGTGACTGCGATCCGTTACGACAAAGACCAAATCCAGTCCAGCCCAAGGAACGATCAAATGGCGCTGTACATGGTGCGGCTGGAAAGTGCCGAGAACAGAGCACTACGGTTGTCCGAGGAATACTTCAGCAAGTACGAACAGATCCGCATGTACATTGACATGATGTCGCCGCAGCTGTATGCGGACGTTCTATACCTGCGATACATTCAGGGCGAAAAACTGTGGCAGATCGCGGACGAACTACAGTACGACTACGATTACATCAGATCTGTACACGGGAAAGCGTTACATGAATTCGGGGAATGTTTCCCGGAGGCGTTGAAATAACACACATAATCACACATTTGTATATGGTATTATGATAAAGCCGAAAGAGGACAAAGAAACATGGCGAACAGAACAGATTGCGTTCTATTCGTCTCCTGCGTGGAAGAATCTACGCAAATATGTGATCAAAGAGCGCGGCGGTCTGTGTGAAATGTGCCTGAAAAAGGGCATTTACCGGGCCGCCACACTCGTGCATCACATAAAACCACTAAATGCCGAAAACGTGAACAATCCGGAAATCTCACTGAATCCGGAGAACTGCATGGCGCTGTGTGCAGATTGTCACGCAGCGATTCACAGTACGAAACGTTACAAAGTGGACGAATACGGCAAAGTGACGCCAATACGATAGCCCCCCGTAAAATGCGGAAAAAATGAAGATACGGCTCCAA